CCATCACTAACATGATCGATATAATCATTGAAGATGACACCCAAGGGCGCAAGTTTCAAACTGTTGACAGTGTTAGACAATTCACGAGCAAGCAACTGGCTCTGCAACAGTTCATAAACGGTAAACTGTTCCAAAGTATTCACGAGCAAATGAGTAGCCTTCGTTGGATAGCGATTGCCAGCCTGGTTCTTGATAAGACTGAACTGATTGACACCCTCTTTGATACCATCAGTAGACAGCGTACCAGTAATCAGGTTGTCATTGTACTTACCAACAGCATTGGACAGAGGATGAGTGGACGAAAACACGTACACGCCATCAGCCATAGACGTTGCGAATCCGTCATTATACGCATCAGCAACAACCTGTTCCTTAACCTGAATCATCGACTGAATCAGTTTAGTACCAAACAAACCATTGACGGACATTGTCTGGTCATCTTTCATCTGCTTACGAGTAGCAAACACGCCCTTGCCATATGTGGCAATGGTGATCTCTGTTTTCCAGTCATCAGAGATACCTTCGAACGTATAGGCATCGCCCTCAACGTGCAACGCGGCATTGCCAACGTCACCGACTGTCAGGTATGTACCCACTTCCAGAGGTTGATTTACTTTCGTAACGATCTGCGGCCACTGCTGCGGCTGCGGGATTTTAGCGGCCTCGTTGAAAACAAAGTTTATACTTGCACGAGCCTTCTTGAGATATGAAATGTCAGCACTTCTGCCACCAGCCATTTTAAAATCATTCCTTTCAATTCTTTAATTATTTTATTTATTAACCAAAATACCTTGAGGCTTTTATGAAATTACCTGTCGCAACCCTGCGAATGTTGTCGTACTGGCTAAGGACGATAAACCCGTCACCAGTATCGTTAATATTAAGATACATTTCGCCTTCTTCTCCATCATCACCAGCAGCACCATCCACATATACGTCATATGCCACGCCCTGATACTCCAACGCACCAGTGTCTATGGTACTTCCCTGATAGATGTCAAACTCGAACTCTTGATCGGCTGGATAAATGTAAGCCAAAGCACCACTTGCAACGTCTGCAACACAAACGCCAAGTATAATAGCAGTTGCGCCATCACCAGCGGCAATAGGCAGGGCAAGGCTTGAACCAACCTTGAGAATCTGTCCAGCGTTACAAGCGGCACTCGTCTTCCAACGAAGATACGGCATACTTGCTGCATTTACTGGTCTAATCATTGTTAATCATTCCCTTCTTTTCTATTCTGCATTACAGATAGCGGGACGTTCCAACGAACGAACCAGTAGCGACACCACGAACATTGTCATACTGACTTATGATGACAAAATCACCAGTTGTATCATTCAGATCGACATACATTTCGCCTTCTGCGGCACCATCGTCGGCGGCACCATCAACATAGATGTCATAAGAAACACCCTGCATGGCAAGCGTAACGGCATCAACAGTGCTACCCTGATAAACGTCGAACTCAAATTCCTGGTCAGCTGGATAGATATAGGCTAATGCACCACTGGCAGCATCTTCAACAAACACACCCAATACGGTTGCGGCTGTTTCAAGTCCTTCTGCGGCTGGCAGAGCAAGTCCACCACTAACAACAGCGATCTGTCCTGCATTGCAAGCAGCACTGGTTTTCCATCTAAGAAATGGCCTTTTTGCCGAGTTTACTGGTCTAATCATAATATTTACTTCCTTCCTTAATTTTCGGAAAATTTGATGGCTTCTTCATCCGTAATCTTACGTTTGAATCTGCCCTCAAGATATCGTTTCACTTCAATCTGTTCTGGAGTAAGTTTCGTTCTTGTAGGTGATGTTGCGCTTCTCATGGATTTTGACACAGAGTTGTTCGCTTCGTTTTTGTCTTCATCCACTAATGCGCCAATCGCCCTTTTGTCCTTTGCTGAAAGATCATTTCCATATAATCCCCTGCAAATTTCCTCGACTGTCATTACACCAAGTTTAGATGCTGTGATAATTCGTTCAAGATCATTGTCCGACTGCGGATACTTTGCGAGAACTTTCCTGTTTGTCTTTTCAAACAACAGTGTTTCCACTTGCTTTTCCAAGGTAGTCTGTCTTATGTCGGTTTTGGCTTTCCTTCGTGCTGTCGCTTCATCTTCGCCTTCATCGACATACTTCTTTGCAAGTTCGTCCTCTTTACCAGAATCCTTCTTTGATTCAAGTTGTTTTACAAGTTCAGCTTTTTCTGTCTGGAGCTTTTTAGCTTCATTCTTCAATGCCTGTATTTTTCTTGCTTCTTTTGACAACTTTATTGTAGGTTCTGGTTTTTCTTCTGGTTCAACTTCGTCCGAAATTGCTTCTTCTGAATCGTCCGATTCTTCATCGTCTTCTTCGTCCAACTCAAGTTCCAGATCAAGTCCATCATCTTCCGGTTGTTCAATAGTTTCCCTTGCTTTACCAACAAGAATTGGTTCAACAACAAACTGTTCTGCATTGATTACCGGTTTTACAGTATCCTTTGTCTGATCTTTTGAATTATCAAGTTTCGCTTCCATGATTTCTCCTTCTACGGTGAGAACCGCAATAACCTTGTTCGCTGTAGAGTACAAAGTCGAAACTCCGAATAAACAGTTTTATCTGTCAAAAACATTATAACATAGGCACAAAATGTGTTTATAAATGGATTGTTGTTACTGGATTTGTTTTACTTGCTTCTTTATAATTGTAATATTTACCGGGATGATATTTGATTGTTTTAGTATCCTTTAATACTTTTAATATTGCTTTTTGCTTTTTAACTTTAATCTTTTGTTTTCTAATGTCTTTGTCCATGTGTAACTTTTCATGACATTTATAACATAAAAGTTTTAGGTCTGATTTACGTTCGTGACCTATTCTTGCATACGTTATATGATGAACATGAAAAACAGAAATTATCTGTTTACACTTTTCACATTTATGTTCACGTAATTCATATATTTGTAATCGCAATAACCGCCAATGTTGAGTCAATAAATAATCATCATAGGTTTTTGCAATTTCACCAGATGAACATAAAATATTCTTGAAACTAAAATGCTTACAACTACGCACTAGCAGAAACAGACTTGGCCTTTCGTGCCTTAGCTTGCTTAATCAGGTCTGTGGCAACATCTGGTTCCGGTTCAACTATCGCATTTTCCGCGACAGTTGGTTCGCGTTCCATCTCCTGATCGTACTTTGCGGATTCTATCAACGACTTTAGTGTGCCAACACTAGCACGACTTATATGCTTGAAGTCGCCACCAAGCACACCCATGTCCATAGCTTCCTTATTCAGTTTCTTACGCGCTTCCGGATCTTCCGTTATTGTCGGCAAGTCCTCGTGCATGATATAAAGCATCTCATAACCAGGGAATATTTCACTTATAATCCACTTGCCAAGTTCCGTAATGTCTTTTGGATTTGCCAGATAGAATCCAAGCACCTTCTGTCTTTTGGGATCATTCTTGTCAAGTGCCGCCCAGAATCCAAGTTCCTTTACAAGACCAAGGATATTTACCCTACCGCCCCAAAACGAGTTGGACAACAAGCCAAATGCGCCTATGGGTTTTGCACCACCGTTTACGTCATTCCATACATAGGTCTTTCCATTCAGAATTGCCGTGGGTATGGTATGCGGAAATGTAATCTGATTTTTGTTTTTGGGATTGATCATACTGCTTTCTCCTTTATCTTTTTCTGCAAATGTACTTTTGCTTGTGTCATGCACTTCTCGGCAATCAAGTCAACTGCCAGTCTTAAATCGCTTTCGTTAACGTTTGGTGCTTTCTTTTTAAGTTCCATCAAACACCAGTCCTCAAACGTGATTGGATCAAATGTATTGCAACCGCATTTCAAGCATCTGCAAATACCTATCTTTGAACCATCACTTTTCAACATGAACGACCCGTCTGCCCTTCTTGCCGTTCCAGTAAACGCCGCAAGGGTTTCGCATCTTCCGCAAATCGGGTATTTAAGAATATCATAAGTTATAAGTCCAGTCATTGCCAACTGCGCAACCAATGGATTGCCCTCAAACACCTTCTTTGCAAATGACGGATGATATTGTTTCAACAGGTTCATAACACCCATTGAGTGTGCATTGGGCTGTAATAGGACATTATTCATAGCATCATATCTTGTATTACTCATTTTCCCTCCAGTTACATGGACAATTTGCGGTTATCTCCGCCCGCAACAGTTGGTACGGTAGATTGCAGATTTTCCGGTGGTGTATACTGCGGTCTTTGTAATGTTCCATTACCACTAATGGGATTCATGCCAGTTAATGCCGCCTGATCGAATGTGGTGTTTTCAAGTTCTGGCTGATCATCTTCTTCACTGGTTAACTTCATGCCAAGTGCCTGTTCTTCCAGTTCTATCCAGCGTTTAGGACTAATGACGCCTACTGGTTGTCCTTGCGCATTTCTAAGCAATACTCCAGCCAAACTCATCAAGATGTTGTGCATGGATGTCTTATCCTTTGATATACCACGACCGATATATACGTTTGTGTCAAAGTCTATGTCTGTGTAGATCAGTTCATTGTCCTCGCCACGAGCAAGGTCTTCCTTTACCTTTCCCCTGCCAAATAGACCGCCGAGGAATCCGAATTTTCTGTTTGTCTTTTCCAGTACACCAGCAGTAACCGGTATGGCAGACGGTGCCTTAAGCATACCTTTGGGATCAACGTATGTGTTGTTGCTTGCAAAGTCATGACCAAGAGTAGACCAGAATGGTTTAGTCCAATACTGCATACATAGTTTCAGACAATAACGGTCTGTCCATTCCATAGCACGAGCAATATCGGATTTCTTGTCGTTTATACCAACCTGACCCTGCATCATCTGACTATTTATCTGTGTTGCAGTAGCGGATACACCCTGTTGGTTGCCAGTCATTATCTGTGCAAACCTGGTTGCTTCCGGTGCAAATGACCGTATAAGCTGGATCATTTGGATTACAACTGGATTGATGCCAGCAGCTTGCAATATCATAATGTTTTCTCTTGGATTTGTTGCAATAGCAATATCGGCAGGATTGGATGTCAACTGGTCAAGAGCCATCTTTGCCTTAGGATCAACAATGATCTTGGGTTGTGCGGAGAACCTACAGGCCAGTTCCATTTCGTCAACCAGGTTGTTAAGACCTTCCTGCAATTTCTTTAACAGAGTGCCGTCACCATGACCATAAAACTCACCATCAACAGGCATCATTCTGCTGAAATAGAATGGATACTCGTTTTCTGTATATTTGTAATATGGTTCGCTAGGATCGGACTTGCGAAGAACAAAACCATTAGAGTCCATTTCAATCAACTGCAAGTTGTGTTGTTCGTTGCTTCTTGTCCAAACGTGCAACAATGTAAACGAATAACTGTCATCTACTGACTGATCGGGATTCTTACCTTCATAGCGATTGTAACCAAGTGTAAGATTATTTACCAACTCGTCGCCGTTTGGTTCATTCTTGTATTCTTCTCTTGCCCATTGTAATGTCTGGAAACCAATCTCATGGATGATATACTCCGCATACTGAACGTCTTTTACATCTTTGATCCTGCCGTCAACAATGACAGACAACAACGGACATACCATCAGCCTGGGGAATCCTACTGGTTTACCCTTCACTACTGCGAACCGCTTTTCCCATGATGGAGTTATACAAGCAGTACCATATAAGTCATACTTTCTTGTGAAATCCTTGAAGTGATCCATATACCGATTTTGTCTTCGTGCAAACTCGCTTGCAGCATCGTACTGTACCATGTATTGCGTGTGCGCAGGATTGCTTGTTGCGTGAGAGAATTCGATACCACCCTCGATTATGGACGCAACCTGACCTTCCACGCAAGGTGTTATGATGGGGAAGAAGTTATTTGGGTAATCATCGTCATCAGAGAACGCTTCCCTGTAACAAGCATACAGGTCATTCAACTCATCCCAGTATTCCTTGTTCTCCATAATTTCCGCTTGTCTGGTAAGATATAGGTTATTGTAATACTTGCCTATACGGAAATCTTCTTCTGACATAAGATCCTGCCAGTTAACTATTTTACCTTTACCAGACTGATCGTTCTGGACTTCTGGATAAATTTTTATCTCCATGCGTTTACACTCCATTCAATCTTGCATATTCGCCAAATAGTTCGGTTGCACGTTTATTATAAGCAATCGCCGCTTCTTGTTTTGATTCAAAAAAGCCAAGAAATTCTTTTTTACCAAAACACTGTATTTGTGAACGCCATTTGTTCTTTAGTTTTTCAAAACAAACACCCTTGCATTTCGCCTTGCTGCTTTTGTATACACCTCTATTAAACATATTCTGATTTCGAGAAACAATTCTTAAATTAGATTTTCTATTGTCTAGTTTATCACCATTTATATGATCTATTTCTAGTTTGTCATTACTACATAAATTCATTATTTTTCTGTGCATTCGCAACCCCGTTCTCTTTCCATTTTCAACTATATTCCGTACTACATATCCGTAAACACTTAAACACCATTTATGTTTAGATAGTTCTTCATAATCGTCATCATCAACGACAGTTACTTTACCTTGTGTCAAATAAATTAGTTTACTCATAATTATCTCTCTTTCTTTTCCCTAGGATGTTCTGATCTGTACCAATTTACGTCGTTCAGACCAGTATCAGGGTTAACAAAAGGACTTACTTCCTCATTGTCAATTATACCACCATCCTCAAGTTTGAAAGAAGAACATGCTTTCTGGTTTGTAAGCAACTCTGACAACATAATTTCTACTCTAAGTAGTTTTCCAAACAAGTCTTTCAATGTAATTTCTTCACCGTCCATACCTTGACTTCCTCCGTAATTCGTTGCCCTTTCTGGGCTTTTGTTTGTCTAAATACTCTTTCATTGTTTCTTCTGATATTTTGCCCTTCAATACCGCTACATTCAACTCCCCCAGTGTCCAGTATCCTTCGATTGTTTTCATCTCTGCCTGTTCTTCACAGGTCTGTTGTTCTTTCGCTTTTAGTAATATCGCTTGTGCAATTACCCTGTCATCGTGCGCTCCCTGTTCGGCACCCATAAAGATACCTTTGTTCTTTTTAATCTGTCGTGTAAATGAAAGCATTTCCCTTAGTGTTTCAAGATCGAATATCTTTTTCAGATTGTTCTTTGTCCACTCAATTAGATTATCAATAACAGACTGACGGTTTCCAACAGACATTCTAAATCCCAATTTGGATTCCAACGTATCGTGATAATCGTCCTTTGGCGATTCTCTTTGAAAGATGTTTGAATATCCCCATTCCTTTAACTTTAATATGGGATAATCGGAAAAGTTCACTTCCGGTGCAATCAAAGCATCGTTATACCAATGAATAAGACCATACACCTGTAACATACACTCGTCTGCTGTTTTTTGTGAACTGAACACAGCAACCTGCTCATCTGTAATATTATCTGTGATTTGCAGACAATATGGGTCAATACCCTCACCGGCGGTATCAAGTGCCGCAACATACGGATGTTTGGGATTGGGTTCTGCAAACACCATCGTTTCACCGATATCACTACGATATGGTTTTAACGTAGATACTAACGGTCTACCGTTACTGTCCAATTCGTAAGAGAAGTCAATCTGTTGCGGTGGATTATCCTTGTAATATAACTCCAACTCTTTCATTCTTTCGCTAACCTTATTGGCGTTAAATACAGACTGACCTTTTGTTCCCCATAATCCAAGACAATCAACCCTGTAATGGTATGGATCTGAAAACTTCAATCTTTCAAGCTTTGCGGCATATTCAGGGTCAACCCACAAGTTATCCTTGTATGTTGAATGATGGATATAAACATCCATACCGCTTTTTACAAGATCATCCATCCATGTTTTAATCCAATGTGTTTCCAGAACAGGGTTAAAAGACACTATAAGACTGCATTTCTGACCAATAGACCGCAAGGAGTTGTCTATAACAATCATTGTTTCGGGATATTGTTCTTCTACCGCTTCTTCATACCATAAATCGGTAGCATTACCGTTCTTAAACGTAATGGACTTGATGTTTTCCACCTTGTCCATGCCAGTAAACACTATTTCATTGTCATTTATCAAGTTTGTCATACGCATATCTGGATTTTCCCTAATTTGCCATATGTCCTGCAACTTCAACTCATGAATTGTCTTGTAAATTTCATTAAAACAGGAGTTTCTACAGTCTGTTGCCTGTAATCGCATAGCAATCATGTTTCTTTTTGGCAGATTAGACAAATGTATTACTTTCTTTTGAGTGATCCACTTGCTATTATGCGTTACGGTAAAGTCTTCCAATAAAAATTTGTGATCTCCATCAACCTCAAAACCGAAATATTCGCCAATGCCTATTGGAGAAACCGAAATTCCAGTTGTCATTGGATTTGTTCGTTTGTTATAACTAATTATTTTCTTTCGTTCTATTTTTACTGGAATTATCTGTGTGTTACCAGAAATATTCAAACGATAGTATGTTCCCCATACACCATTATTAACACATTCCTTTCTACATTCTTGCAAAGAACATCTCAAACCAAGTGAATGTGCAATATATCTAGTTTGTTCTGCCAATAATTTATTAACAAAAGTTATATCATAACAATTTCCCTGCATATTACCATCGGTATCTATTAGTCCAGCCAATAGTTGTTTTCTTGTTTCCATACTACTATGTAAATAATCATCTGGAATATGTTTATTCCCAAATAAATTATATTTTATAAAACATTTCCTTAAATCATCCATTTTCACATAATTTGATATGATATTTACATCATATGATTCTGGATTATTTCTGTAAAATTCTATTTTATCTAAAAAGTCTATTTGCTTTTTCCAAAATGAAATATTTCTTCTATCAAATCCAGTAGAATTGCATATTTGCAAAACAGATTTATTTCCAGACCATGTTTTTTTATTATTTGAAGCAATTATTTTAGCCCATTCATCACGAATATATTGCGGATGCCCATATCCAGATAAAGATATGCTATAAGTAAGTGCATTTCCTTTTTTTGAACCAATATGCACAACATGATTTATGGATTCGATATATTGATAAATGAAATCTACAACCTCCTGGTCTTCTGTTGTTATTGATATGTTTTGTGATGTTCCATCACCAAGCCATACCCCGAGAAAATAGGGATCAATAAATAATTCCTTCTCTTCAAATTCGATAGATGTACGATACCCAAAGAAATGTTGTTTCCAACGGTTACTTTGTTCCAAGTAATCAAGTACACTTATTTCAGTATATTCTGGATAACTGGTATATCTTTGTTTATTTCCAGGACTCTTTTGGCAACTATGTGATTTTTTCAGACATAATATATGATTCTGATTAACAACATAGTCTATCCCTAGGTTTTGATGAATTTTATATAATTCTCCAATACCACAACTTAAACCCAAAACAGTTCGTGGTTTAGAATCAATGCCCATGAGTTGATCGCCAACCACAACATCTTCTACATTTTTAAGTTCTCCAGAAAACATGACAACTTTAGTTCCTTTTGCAAAACACTTGCCGCTGTTTCTTCCTCCCCAATATACTTCATAGTTAAATATCTTATACAAATTGTCATCAGCGAAGAAAGACGGATTGAAAAATGGGTTTTCATCAGTGTGTTCAATGTTGAGTCTATACCCTGGTGCTAAACTTATCCTTTTTGCCATTACTTTTCGTCCTCATTGGGAATAACCTTGGTATCAGTAATGACTTCAAATGGTCTGTCACCAACAGATATGTTCAGTTGAACAATATTAGCACCACCGGTTTGCGAGTTTTCCCTGTACTCCGGCATGAACCGCTTCATTACAAACATTCTTGCCGTATCTCTGCGCCAGTCAGGGTCTTTCAAAGCAACATCTATGAACTTTTCTTCCAGTTCCTTCGCCCTTATCTGTTGCAAAATGGATAGGCAACAACTATAAACTCCGTCTTTATCACAAGTTTCTTCCCACAGCATCGGTGTTGCCTGATCCAATTGTAAACCCTTGCAAACATCTCTGGTTGACATTCCGTCCATGAGCATGTTCAAGTACTGTACCTGTTGTGATGTAAGGTCTATTGACTGTTCATCAATGCCGTATAGAGCATCCATGCCGTCTGTAATTGACTTGCCATTTGACTTTGCCTTGTTTGACATGAACATACCCAACCGTATCAGCGAACTGGTAAAGTCAATATACTCGTCAGGGTTCTTGTGCGTTACTTCCGGTTCTATCACTGCTAATTCAGTTTTAGGTTTTCTTCCTCGTTTAACCATTACATTGTCACCAAATACCAGTAAATCCAATA